AGTTTAGGTTTGCGGGATTTGATTAATTCACGTTCTAAGGTATGAGCAGCGGACTTACCGCGGACCACGTCCAATACAGTAACGTCAAAGGCATCAGCGCCATATTTGCGTATAGCAACACAGAGCTTCCAGTTTTTGTTTTCTGTAAGGGCCCGTCGGACATGTTTCTGCCACCTTCTGGTTAGGGATTTCTTAACAGCCGACCGTTCGACAAAGGTCACACCAATGTATTCCTGTCCGTTTACAGACAGACTGTAAACAAGGTGTTTACGATCAGACCGTGATTTCCGTTTTTGTGTTTTCATCATGGACGTATAATAGCACTAAGGAACGGCAAAGTCAATGTAAACTGGCATAAAATGGGTGCGACAGAACGTCGCACCCGTAAGTCATTGTTATTCTTCGGGGAGATTATCGTATGTAAACCCTAGTTTACATTGTAATAATAAAGCATATTTACAAAAAGGCCAGGGCAGCTCTAATGTAGCTCTAGCAAATGCTACGGTAATTTTGCGTCGAATATATAGAAGCATGTTTACAATCCTTTCTGATTATGTCTAAGAATAGCATAAAGGAAAGGAATTGTCAATGTAAACATGATTGTAAACGATGCGACAGGATGTCGCACCCTGACCTTGGCCGTTTACATACCTCTATAAAGTCTATTAAATTGGTAGAGTGTTTACATTCTCAGGATCAGAGTAGAATAAAACATCCGGTGCCTCGGTTCTAAGATGTTTTTCTTTCATCTTCCATCTACCACCTGTATAAGAACCACCACCAATTTTAGTGGTTTTAAGACTACCTGTTTTACCTTCCCAGAAATTATCATTTAGTTCTCTATTACAGAAAAAGACTTTACCTTTATTATCATTGATATCTACGCAAAACTGTAACAGTTCGTCCTGATCATCATCTGTAAAAGGATCACCAAAAGCGGGATAGGAAATCACACTCTCACGATAAGGTGGATCAAAGAAGAAAAAGGTATTCTGTTTTGGAATATCCTTAACAACTTCCTTCCAATCTAGATTTGTGATAGTGGTGGTTTTAAATGCCTGATGCCATGCTCTAATGTTTTCAGGTTCATAGATGCTTTTGGTTAACTGTTTTGTTGAACCAATGGCCGTGGAAAACCTATCGTTGAACTTTTTACTTTTCAACTGCATACCACAAAAACTGGTTCTAATAAGGAAGAATAGGTTTGCTGCCTCTTCCGTCTTAGTCCATTTTTCATAATGCCAGGCATGTTCATGTCTAACATCCGAATAGAATGTTTTACGACCTTTATCATCCAATGGAATATATGCTTTATCAAGGCGGTCAACCACCTCAATAAAGTTTTCTACATCATTCTGGATTGCTAGATAGATGTTTACAATACCAGTGTTAATGTCATTAATGTGACATTTAAGGTTTGGTTTTTGGTTCTTCAAATGACAGAACATAGCACCAGCACCAAAGAATGGTTCCACATAGGTATTGTAATCGGAAGGATCAGGTAGTAAAGGTAGGTAATTCTTAATCATCCTACGTTTACCACCGGCCCATGGAAAAAGAGGAGTCATTTTGTTTTTAACCATGCAAGAAACTTTTCCAGTAATGTTGCTGTAATTTTTCTTTATCTCCAGAAAAACCTTTTTGGCCGGTTTTCTTATCTTTCTGACCATGAGAAAGACCAAAGATTTTTAAAGTCTTTTCTTGTTCTCTGGTAAACCTATAAAGGGTTACGCGGCCATCAGGATCAAAACCTGCTAAAACAAGCCATTTATAATCATACTCATCACGGATCTGATTAAACCAATAACTATTATCACTGGTGTTTAGAAAAGCACCTTTTAATTCATACTTTTCATCATTTGCAATAAAATCATATTCACCATTTTTAGGACCAGGTATAATTTTCATTTTATCTTCCGTTTGAAGATAATACCTGACAATCTTTTCAAAAATGGATCCTTTACTTACGGAATGTCTATTTCGCAAGTGATAGAATGGACTGGATTCCCAAATAGCATCATCATCAGGAGGTGCAAGGAATTCATCAGGAATTTTAAATTTAGTAGGTTTAGGAAGATTATCTGTAAACAGAGCGGTTCTCATGATTTATTCCTTTTCCCAAGGTTTCAGTATTTACTATTATACACCTGGGAAAAGGAATGTCAAGCTCTATTTTGTTGACAATTGTTTACAATTAGTGTTCGTAAAAATCGTCCACTTCGTCAAAGTCCTCGGTGTGTTCCATCCACGCCTTCTTTAGGTTCTTTAGTGGACGACGATCACGACGCATTTCGGACTCTGGACGTTCCAGTTTGCGGCCGCCATACTTGCGGTCTTCTTCTTGTAGTTCAACATAAGGATCTTTGAAAGTATTTTTTAGTTGCTTCATGTCATGTTACCTTATAAAGTTTTATACCTTTTACTTTGAAATTATCACTCCAGCATACAAACGATGGACCGTGTGCCACTGGTTCATTATGTGAATTTTGGAAATGGTGTATCATTTCATGGGCCAAAATCTCCACAAAAGTTTTTTTGTTGGGGAAGGATGTTGTCACGGTGATTTGTGTTCTACCATGTCTTTTATGTCTTTTCTTATAATAACCATAGAATCCATAAATGTCTTTTAACTTTCTAACTCGGAGTCTTGTTACAGATTGTAGTTTGTTTCCGAATAGTTGTTGATTGAGTATTACAAACCATTCTTGCAAGTCTTCCTTCTTGGGGTGAAACTTGACACTATCATCCAGTTCCCTAAGGAGTTTACGATTGTGGTAGTAATCCTGGGAACGCTTCATTGACAAGTGCCTCAGTTAAATGTGGTACCTTCTGGTCTTTTAGAATGATACCCATATACACATCTGCCTCTTTAGGCTCTAGACTTTCTAATACCTGTAGTAAAAGTTCTTTCTTTCTTTTTTCCGTGAGTGCGGGAGGTGTGCGTGGATGGTTTTCCATGAAGAGATAGATTTTATCCAATGCCTGTGACATATTGCTATAAGCCATACCAGGTGGTAGATTTACTTCTTTCTTCCAGATAGGTGCTTCTTTGATTACGAATTTAGCACCTGGATGAAATGTTCCTCTTAGGACATTTACCAAGGCAGAGGTTTCATTCTCTTTTAGAACCGCGATACGGTCTTTCTTAGTCTTAGCCTTGCGGAAGTCATCAAAGACTTCATATACATTTTTCTTACTCATTATAATCCTCAAAAATCGTTGATGGACTCAATCATTACTTTGAGGCCCTTATCTATAAAGTAGTTCAACATTTTCTCTTTCGTCGCCACTTTGGTATTTTCAAACGCGGAAACGATGCTTGCCTGAATGTCTCCTGGTATATAGTCAAAATCAACCAAAGTTTGATTACGTTTATAACCACGTAGCATAATATCCGTAGTGCAGAAAGTTTCAGCATCCTGACTAATCCATTCTTGAAGACGTTTACTATTTATAACCTTTTGACGTTCACCAGCCGCAAAGGTATTATCTGGTGATAGAAAGTTAGGAATGCCATCACCACGGTCACCTTTAAGAATGTGTTCGCGGATGAATGTGGTAGGGTTATCAATCTTAATGAACCGCTTTAGAATAGGAGAATACTGGGTTACATTAGGATATTTTTGGAGTTGCCCAAAGTCTTTGTCCGACGACAAAATGAGAATGTTGGCGCTCGACGACAATCTTGCAGTAAGGACGGCAATGATATCATCCGCCTCGGCACCTTCTACATCCAACACCTTGTAAGGGAAACTCTCTTTAAACTCATCACGGATTTTGTTGAGTGTATCAAAGATAAGGTGCCAGTCTAAACCACTGGCCTCACGGTCGTGTTTACGCTGGGACTTATAGAATGGAAAGTAATCACGGCGCCAATACTTTTTGGAGTCGCAACAAAGGATTACATTAGGATACTTTGATTTGAACTGTCTTACATTTGACCTTATTGTATTGATAGACATATGACGAATAAGGTCCTCATTCATCTCATGTGACTTACTAATTTGTTTCAGGTGTTGCATCAGATTGGAAATGAGGACCTGATTAAGATCCACCATGATATAAGACATTTTCTTTCCTTACATTAGAGATTTAGCATACGCACATCTGTTGGCAAAACCGCTGCCGTTTTCTGGATGATCTTTTGTGTAACCGTGTGGACGTTCATAACCAATAGCAACCTTTAGGGCATCATCAATATTGGTTGTTGCTTTTAGTGCCTTACCAACTGGTATTTCAGAACCCATCAATAGTTCCCAGTTTACGAAACGGGCCTGTGTATCGAGGTCACCAATTGGTTTGTCCAGATTATTGGCAAAGTGTTCCAAATCAGCAAGGCGTTGCCCTCGCCATTGGGCAATACCAAATGCTGTATGATGGTCGCCCCATACATTACAACGAAGGTCTGTATAGGATTCCTGCATAAACTGACCGACCATAGCAGCAGCTTGGAAATCTTTCCAACCAAGGTCCATTAATACCTTCTTTACGTATAGTGGACGATCCTTACCTTTAAGGGTATTTGGATCTACTGTATCTACCATATCATTCTTCCTCTTCTTTGTCAAGTTTTTCTTTTGATGCCAACAAATCCTCGATCATTTTTTGGATCTGTTCCTCATTCATGTCTTCCATTGCTTTAGCATCTGCTTTGGAAATGATGGTTATGTTATCTTCTATAAAAGGATGTAGGTGATGCTCGAAACCAAACTGGCGATACACAGTGGCACGGAGAGCATCCACAACAAGGACAAGATCCTTTGCAAAGGACTCTTCCTCAACACTTACATAAAAATTATCAAGTTCGGTAACAATAATTGCGGTGAGGTCACTTACGATGGCATCCGCCATTTTCATATCAGCGCGTCTTGCTCTTTCTTCTAAAACTTCTCCTGGTACATCACGAACAACTTTGTGTTTTGGGAACTCGATAACTTTATCGGTCATTTACTTATCCTTATTTTTTGGTTTTTTCTTTAAAAAAAACAAAATTTAAAACTAATCTAGTTTTGTGTTTTCTAGGAGGTGAACCTGTATGTAAGTATGTGGAGTCAAATAAAATTAATCTGCCTTTTTTTGGACTAATTCTTTTTTGTATTTTTAATTCATTATCAAAAACTTTTACTTCATTTGAATCAATTTTTTTATTAAAAATAAACGTGTCTCCATCTGTATCATTTACATAATAAAGTAATGTTTCAACATCTGAACCAGTCATATATGTATCAACATGTGGTATATTATGAGAATTATCACAAAAATTGGGATTCTGCCACATTAGATTGGCCTTCACTCTATGTATTCTATCAATATAATTTTTACCAGTATATTTTTCTAGATTATAAATTATTGGTTCGACCAATTTAAAATGGTCCGATTGGACTTTACCTTGAGCATTAAATACATGCACAAATTGAGGAACATCCTTTACCATATCGGTTAATGTAAAACCTTTACCTAAATTTAGGAGTGAATTAGTATTATCGTTATAGTACCATGGAAAATTAGGAGATTTTAAAATACAATCTAATGCATCTTGGTAGGTTTCATTTATTAGATTGTCTATAATTTCAAAATCCATAATTATTTTTTGTCCTTATTCTTTACATCTAAGTAGGTTCCATACAGTACCAAAAGCATAGAAATGACACCAACGAACATACCAAAGTAGATCATGAACCAAATCAGATCAATTTCCGTTGTTTTTAGAATAGTTGAGACCATATTCCATTACCTCACTCTTGGTTCTCTCGTATAAACCTTCATGTTGGTCTTTACTCCAACCATCTTTACATACATGCTCATACCAATAAAGATAGGCCAACTTTTGTATCATGTCATGGTCTTCAACCTTGATCATAGTTTTATATGCTAATCCACCTGTTGGAATACCTTTGCTCATTTTATAATCCTCAGTAGTATTGTTTCTTCATTACATCGGCCATTGGCCTTGGTTTCGGTAGTTTTGATGACACTCATAATCTTACGCAAACCAACTTTACCCTCGTTTAACACTTGAGGGATTACTTGTTCTGGTTTTCGGAGTTTTTTGGTGATACTAGTATCTTGATCATATCCGATGATCGTAGTCCCTCTGACAGAAAGGCCGCTAGGACCCAAGGCATTATACACAGAAAGATTACGATACTTAGTATTGTAGACCCAAAGTTGTTGCGCAT